GATTGCTTTAAGGATAGTTCCTTCTTGCCCGTCAGCTAATGCTTTTTGAAAATGTTTGATTGCTTCTTCATAGTTAGCAACCGTTTGCATTTTAACTGCAGATATCATTGTAGGTTGTAACCTATTCAATAACATTGAATAATTAGCTACTCTATCCTCATAAGGCACAAATGATTTTTGATCAAAGTATTCATCCGTTGTAATCATATCCCAAACAGTGAATCGAATTGATTGTAATGCTGATGCAAAATCTCCATGTTTTTGTTGGAACTTGGCAATATGTTTTAATGTCTCATCCGATCCTCGCGATTCCTTTTTGCTTAAGATGCTAATGATAGATGCAATAATTCCATTAGATTCATATCGTGATACGCCATCCATTGTTAATTCACCATTCAATACACAATCAGGAAATCTTGTTAATTCTTCTAGGAAAGTGGCTCCTGTTACTACGGTTGCTTCGCCTTGACGAGATTCTAATTCAACGTCACCGTTACGGATAATTGCATTGCAATAACGTCCATCCATTTTGATCTGCGAATAAGCACTTGTCCTGCCCACAAATATGGTACGTGCCTTCTTTTCATCAAATGAAATTGCTCCCATGTAAGGAGTGTCTTCAATGAGGCCTTTAAATATTTTGTTGATGTTTGTTGTACCCATTCCTAGGCGACAATCCTTTTCGATGATGCGCTCAATGATGTAGGCATCATCTGCAGTTAATGATTCACATATGTTAATTAACTCAGCAATTGCTGCATGACCTGTTACTAGTCGATCTGATAATCTAGTTAATGATTTGCATGCATCTTCTAGAGTTGATGCGGCTGTATTGCTACTAGTATATGTAGGAATTTGTTTGATATAAAATTTAACACGCTTTGAATTAGCCAAGTATAATACTTGTTTTAAGAGCATGTTGCCTTTATACTTGTCCAAGATAACCATTTTTTGATTGGTACCTGGCTCATTTGTTATTTCGTCAAATATTTGCTTAATTGTCATACATTATAATAAGAAATTCATATATAATATCCAACCAAATTAATCAATTTGTTGCATATACATGTTCATATGATTCAATTGAAATTGCATCTAAATCAGCAAATCGTGTTGCATCATATCCTACCCACCGTAAACCCATTGTGGTGGTTCCTTCATTTTTTATGCCTTTAAGGATAAACACGCGTTGCTCAAAATTATTAACAAATTCTTCAAGTATCTGATATTCTCGTCCATTAACAACTTCAGCTCCTTCCGGGAGCTTTCTATCATTGATACAAACTACTGTTTTCATCAATCCTTTTTTAAGATTTCATCAATCATATCAACATATGCTAATATTGCCGGCAACAATATTGTGAATCCGGTTATACCAGACAGGATAGATAAAAAATCAAATTCGGTTGTTAAATATACCGATATTAGTTTTACTCCAATTGCAACTATAGTAAGTGCTATTAATTCTTTGCCAATTTGCTTTAACTTTTTCATAATCATTTTTCTTTAATATTCATTAACCAATCTTTAACCAACATTTATCAATTAAATGTTTAATAAATGATCTAAATTCCTTTAAGCCTTGTTCATCAAACATTTTATTTGCTTCTTCCATACTTTCCGAACTTCCTTCTAAAACACCAAGAAACCAATGTGGATTGTCTAGGTTTTCAATAACCCAATCCGCTCTATTTGCAGGTCGTTTATCTGTTACTTCAATCCATGGATCGCCGTAAACATCTTTAACAAGTACTGCATCATCTTTTAATAATATTGATGCTTCAAAACACCAATTGTTTGGCTCATAAATACAACTCAAACAATTTGTAATATTTAGCATATCAATTTCTAATACTGGAAGTGGTGTTTCTTTAACATACCATATTCCATCTAGTTGGATTCTATCTTTCATGCTTTTGCAGACACTTTATCAGCTGTCTTTTTTTTGCTTTTTGTTTTAACTGGTGCCTCATTTACAACTGTCTTAGATTGTTCATACATCCAACGTGACACAATCAAATCTCTTTGGCTGCGGCTTCGGATGTTAGATTTGGATTGCACTAATGCATATTCATCATTAAGTGCTTCTGGACTTAATTCTGCAATTTCAAGTTGCGATGGTGTCATAAAATCTTTTGGATTGAATGAGTTTATCAATTGTTGTAAAAGTTCCTTTTGCTGATCTTCGGTTGTTGCTTCTGCTAATTGTGTGTCGTTCATTGTATTATTTAGTTTAAAAATTTATTATTAAATGCATTATAACCCATAATGTATACATTTGTAGCAATGTTGCAATAAAAGTAATTGATTCGGATTCAAATGTTATTTTCGGTTGATGCAAGCCATTAATTAATCTAATAAAGCATGTTATTGTTAATGGAGTTATAAACACTATTTTTTTAATTTTACAGAGTTTTTAATTTCATGATATACATGTAATTCAGATAAAAACGATTGATTATTTAATGGAGCTTTTTCTACAAACCCATCATGCTCAATAACTTGCCCATTAGGCATAATTGTTCTAGAAATACGTAGACCTTTTCTTCTAGGTAACGTTGGCTTACATAACAATCCTAGGTTACGCAATACTCGACACATTTTAAATTTAAAATTTCGTTTCATATCTTTTTTTTTATAAATTATATGAAAAATATTATTAAATCCAAAGAAATTATTTGATTAATTATGAAAACATTAAATATCCTAACGTAATTCCCGCTAGTAAATGTAGTATTGAGTAATAAATTATTCTGTTCATATTGTTTTAATTTGATAATTGTGCTTTAATATGTGGGTGTGATTGATAGTTACTTAGTTGTAAATCTGACTCAAGTAGACACTTGCAGAAGTTATCATTGCTGAAACCTTCAACCACTGCTACGGCGTCTATAGGGCTTACTCCACAACCTCCGGATTCAGTTGGCCACCACTCTGTGTTGATGTTTAAGGTTGGTAATGGATATGGTTCTCTTGTTAGTTGTTCTTTTGCTTGTTCAATATGATTCAAATACAAATGTGTATCACCTAAGTTACCAATCAATTCATCGGGTACCATATTAACTGCTTTAGCAATAATTTCAAGTAGTAGTCCATAAGATGCGATATTGAATGGTAAACCTAAGAATGCATCTGCTGAGCGTTGATTCCACATTAAAGAGATTGCTCTGGTTGGGATGTTTGCTTGGGTCAAAGATGTATCAATAGTATTTTCTATGGCATCTCCTAAGTTTACTTTTATAAATGGTACTTCTATTTTATTTTCAAACTTAGAGTTATAATCGTCCACTCTTTCTGCTCTACTCAACTCTCTTGTATAAACTTGAAATCCATAATGACAAGGTGGGAGAACCATTTGGTCTAATTCTCCAACATTCCAAGCTGAAACCATTAATCGTCTTGAGTCTGGGTTTGTTTTAAGGTCATTGATTAGATTTTGAATTTGGTCTATACCACCATACATTGGAGGTTCATAGTCACCGTATCTTTTTTTACTTCCCCAATCTCTCCATTGCTTACCATACACAGGGCCTAAATCACCCCACACTTTAGCCCAATCATGATCTGTTTTAATTAAATTAATAAATTCTTCTTTAGTATAAGCTGCTTCATGTTGAGTTTCGTTTAAGTAATTCTTATAAGCATCACCATCCCAAATATGACAATTATTATCAACAAGGTATTTGATGTTTGTATCACCACGCAAGAACCATATTAATTCTGTTGCGATAAGTCTGAATGGCATTTTCTTAGTTGTAAGCAATGGAAAACCATCTTTCATATTATGACGAATGGTATAACCAAAAATACTTTTAGTTCCTGTACCTGTTCGGTCTTGTTTTTCAACTCCGTAATCTAAAATAGATTGGAGTAAAGTTATATATTGTTTATCTAGGTTATCCATTGATAATATCTTTTAGTCGTTTAATTTCTGATATCACATCATCTCCCAATTCAATTTTGGACATCATGGTTAGATCTACTACTTGATTAGTTAGTAATTCAATTAATTCATCTCTAAATTTAATTTGTTTATGTTGTACTTGTGTATATTCATCAAGCATCCACTTTATCTTATCAAACTCGGTTCGAATGTCATCTTTTAGTCTATTTAATCGAGTATCTGCCGTTATTTTTTCTTCTCTATCTTTCATTAGTTCTTTACGTTTTTCAGGATGTCTCCACTTACCATAGTTATACCATTTATTCATATTTTTAATGTTTTTTTCTTCTTTTTTTTGAACATAAGCCATAGGTGATGGTAAATCACTATAATGACAATATGAATCTTTTTCGTTATTTTTTTTCATTTTCATTCCAAAAGTAAATTAACCATATCGTAAAAAGTACCCAAAACCCAAGTATAATGTTTGATATTATATTAATCATCTAAGTTTAAATTGTATTCATTTAATATATCTCTGATAGAGTCTCTTACTTTATCAGCCATGTCTTGTTCGGCTCCTGTAGCTTCTCTTCCATCAAAAGAACCATATTTTACTGCACTTCGAAGTAATTGATCTAATTCCCACATCGCATTCTTCCATTTAATACCATCCAATGCCATTCTTGCATCATTTTGTTCTTCAATAGAGTCAAACTCCAATATTATCTTTCCCATATGTTTTAATTATTTTTTAGTTTCCATAACTCGTAATTACTATTTTGTGTCTTAAATTTAATATAGTCGTCTTGTTCATCAACAATTTCTGTTATTGGAGTTGTTTGCCAAGTAAAAAATTGATTGAATGGTGACATAAGCAGTGATCGACCAATCGCAAATGTGTCATGCTTTTCCTTTAAGGTACCATCTTCGTTCCACTCAATCCACATAATATCCTTTGATTGGTTAGTTAATCCATCCCGGGCACGAACCAATTTCCAATTGAATTCGTTTTCTATTACTCCTTGTTCAACAGCAACCTTCAATATATTATCTTCCGTTAATGTCATTGGTATTTTATTTTGTTTCATGGCCATTTTATTTCATTTGTTGCTTGATCCCAGTCAAAGTGGAATGGCTTATTTGCATAACTATATCGTTCATTCAATACTGATGCATTGAAAAAATGCGTATGTCCGTTAAAGTAATATCCATGTCCTCCATGAATATGGCCAAACACATGAATCTTTGGCTTAATCTCATCTACTCGATAACGTAACATTTCACATCCAACCCGGATACTTTGTCCACCTGGAATATCTAGATATCCAAAGGGAGGTCCATGTGTAATTAAGATATCTGTATTGTGTGGAATAGCATCCCACTTTGCTTTCATCTCTTCACCGTTGCGAGGCAAATTGAAAGCCCAATCACAAAATTCCGGTTGCCATGGTGAACCATATATGCGAACATTGTCTTCTGGAAAATCTCCATTGTGTCCGTCATAGTATAGTGTTAAATCGTCATCTAGGAGATATTCAATAGTCTTGTATCCAGTTAAGATGCCGTGTGCATCATCTGACCTATCCTGCATCCAACGATCATGGTTACCTGCAATTAGTACCTTTGTATCGTAGTTGTTTATGTTATCAAACCAAGTAAAGAAGTCTTCTGCTTCGTATGCGCCATAACCCGAGTTCATGAAATCGCCTGCATGGATCAATAGTTCACCTCCAGGTAAATCTGCATCCAATTGCTTATGCTTTGAATGTGTATCTGAAATTAGTGTAACTTTCATTGATTCAATTTTATTAAAATATAAGAAAAATAATTCAATAACCCAAATAAAAGTACAAGGGTCTTTAACGGATTAATTTAACCTTTAATTATTTCTTTTTTTCCTATAATGGAGCCTTGTAGGACTACCTTATCAATTCTTGAATCAATGTATGATTTTGTTTGATCAATTTCTCGATGAATTGCATCTTCTATTGAATGATGATCTCGATCAACTTTTTCAATTTGATTCATTACGGTTTTTTCAACCATATTGATGTCGCGACATGTTCTTTCAAGTTGTTGTTGAAAATGTTCATGCTCATGAGACGTCATATGATGAATTTCGTCTATTTGTTTTTCAATCTGTAATAATTGTTTGTTTGTTTTGTTTATCTTAACCATACCTACAACTAAAGCAATCAATAATAATGCTGCTGCAATCGTAAGCATACCTAAAACATATGATGTTATTTCTATCATGTTTTTCCTTAATTTTAATATGTCAAAGAACTCTTGTACTTGTAGTCAGGACAGGATTCGAACCTGTATGAATCGTATAAAGCTTAATAACAGTTGTACACCTGCCGATTCTTAGCTAGCGTATACCAATTCCGCCACCTGACTATATTGCTTCTTATTCTCCTACCCTTTTATTTCGAAGCCAACCTGCTTATCTTTAAATACGAGTTTCTCAAGGGTACAGGCTGTTGTAGTCCTACGGGGAATCGAACCCCGCTTTCCAGGATGAAAACCTGACGACCTAACCGATAGTCGATAGGACCAGAACCATTAAATTCCTGACATCAACAAATGGTTTCGATACAATGCATCTTCATCTTCATATGTAGCTAAACACATGAAACAATCATCATACGATCCTTCGAACATGATCTGTCCTGTTGCTGAATCAATTACTTGGCATTTGTCATTAACTAGGTTTACAATTTCCATATATCTTTTTTTTATATAATATAAGAAAATTATGATGAATATCCAATCTTTCTTAAAATGTATTTTAATATAGTGTACCTTAGTTTATACATCATTCTATTACCTTTTCAACATATGTGCAAGTTTCACCTTCGACAAATCCTTTTTCTATGAGCAATGGCAACGATCCTGGTTTGCACCAAGCATAAACAACATATCCTTTGTACCTATCTGTTACATATTGCCATCTAGTATCCCACAGCTTTCTGAATATGCCCTTAAGTCTGTGCTCTTCGTGCACCCAAGCATCTAAGAATTTGATCTTGTTGCTTTCTTCTCGCTCCATGTAGATATGTCCTACAATGTCTCCATTCAACATGGCAATCCAAGTCTCTAGTTGTTGTGCATTGCTTTTGAGATGTATTATTTTAATATCGTCTATCATAGAATTGTTTCCTTACCGGGTGATTCCTAGTTCTTCCAATGTTTTTGGTTTAAAGTCTACATGCTCACACGATACACAATGATATCGCCTATCAACACGATCAAACAATTTAAACCCAAACAAGGTAACTGGATATGTTACTAGTTTGCTGTGTATGTGTCCGTGAATATTGTGTTGAACTCGATAATCCATTTCCATTGTATGTATTGGACAATGTGTTAGGAAAATACCTTTGTATTGCACCATCCCGGATACTTCTTGAACATATTTAAGTAATTCCGGGATGTGCTTTGGTCTATCGTGGTTGCCTAACACTACTTTTTTGATGCCATTGAGACGGTTTAACAGTGGATATGAATCAGTCTTTTCCATTGTTATATCGCCTAAAATATAAGTAATATCACGCTTTTGTACAACACTATTCCATTGCTCAATAACATGGGCATCGTGTGCTTCAATGCTTTCGAATCCTCGATGCTTTGCCATGAAGCTATGGCCAAAGTGTAAATCTGCTATAAATCGAACCTGTGACATTGTTTTCTTTTATTATAAGAAATTATTCTACAATTTCAAAGTCAACATCTGGAATTGTTTCGCAAAACATGAAATGAGTTTGATTATTTAATACATGATCACATCGCAGCCAATTCATATACATTTGCACATATTCCATATTAGGATTATCTCCAAATATTTTAGCAAAATGATGTATAGGTTTTTGTGCTACTACATGGTATGCAGCATCGCCATGCATGTATATCGATTTCATTACATCATTGGCATTTGTGGCATTGAATCTTCTTTGCCTGGTTCTTCTACAATAACACATTCAGTCATCAATAGCATTGACGCAATAGATGCTGCATTTTCAATTGCTGTTCTTGTTACTTTGGTTGGATCAATAATTCCTGCGGCTAACATATCAACAAATTCGTCTGTGCGAGCATTGTATCCAAAAGCATCTTTGCCTTCTTTTACTTTTTGGACAATCACAGCGCCTTCGCCGCCGGCGTTAGCTACTATTTGACGTAGTGGTTCTTCAATTGCTCTTTTTACAATAGCAATACCTACAGTTTCATCTTCATTGATACCTTTAAGGTCGTTTAATGCACTTATGCATCTTATCAAAGCAACTCCCCCACCAGGAACAACACCTTCTTCTACTGCTGCTCTTGTAGCTGCTAAGGCATCATCAACTCTATCTTTTTTCTCTTTCATTTCGGTTTCAGTTGGAGCTCCGATATATAATACTGCTACGCCTCCTGAAAGTTTAGCTAACCTGTCTTGAAGTTTTTCTTTATCATAATCTGATGTGCATGCTTCGACTGCTACACGAATTGTACGAATTCTATCTTCAATGTCTTGAGTTTCGCCGGCACCATTAATGATTGTTGTTTTATCTTTAGAGATTTCAACTTTCTCAGCTGATCCTAACATTTCTAGAGTCATATCTGCTAATGTAACACCACTAACATCAGATACAACCGTGCCACCAGTAAGTGCAGCTAAATCATCTAACATTTCTTTGCGTTTTTCACCATAACCAGGTGCCTTTACGGCTGCAATTTTTAATGCACCTCTAATTCGATTAACAACCAAAGTACTTAATGCATCACCGTCTAAATCTTCTGCTATAATTAATAGACTGCGGCCCGATTGAACTACTGGTTCCAATACCGGAAGCAGTTCTTTCATTGATGAAATCTTTTTGTCTACCAATAAAATCATTGGATTTTCCATTTCTGTAAGCATCTTGTCTTGATTAGTAACAAAATATGGAGCCT